ACAACTGCGCTGATCTGCCACCAGCTTCTAATAATGTTGCATAAGCTTTGGTTTTAAATGCGCTTGCTCTTGCATTTCCCTCGGCTTTTATCAAGGTTGCATCAGCAATTGCTTTTGTTTGCTCAATTTCAGAAGCAAACTGTATTCTTAAAGCATCTTTTTCAGTTGCAAAATATGTGTCTGCTAAAGCAAGCATTGGACTACCTGACATTGTAATTCCAGATGCTGCTGTTGCTACTGTCTGTGCAGCAATAAGTCTTTCAGAATTTTTTCGAAGTTGCGCTTCTTCGTCTGCCTTTGCTTTTGCCAACAGTACAGCTTCTTGTTCTCTAAGTTTTGCATTGTAGTCTGCTACTTGTTGCGCTGCCCTTGCTGAGGCTTTGTTACCTTTAAAACTAAGAAACCCAGATGCTCCTACTGCTGCTGCTGCTATTTGAGGACTCATGCTTTCACCCAAGCATAACGCATGTAATCTACTCCATCTGGCCCAAATTTACGCATTATTCCTTCTTCCTTAAAGTTTAGCCATTTAATAAATCTTAATGCTTTTTTATCATTTAAACAAACACTTGCTTGTAATCGAACTAATTTATTATCATTTATCATTTTTTTTGCCATAAATCTTACAGTTCTAGCCAACTTAATTGGAAAGTTTTTACCATGTTTTCCAACAATAAACCATCCCTCGGCCACACCATCCCACATTTTGTATACACCACCTAGAGCTATTGGAGTTTCATTTAACAAGGCTGTGTAACCATTTAGAGGTTGCTCACACATTACATCCCTTGATGATTTCCAAAAATCAAAGTCTGTATCAATCGACTGAATGTGGTTTTTTTGTAATTTAACTAAACTAAGCATCAAAAGTATTAGACCTTCTCATTATTGCTGTTATTGTCATAGGCAAAGGTTGATCTTGTTGCACTACAATTTGTGCATTGTTATCATAACCTGATGGAAATGCAATTTCTTTGTCACCTGTAAACAAAGGCACTGCTTGATCCATAGACATGCTACTATCTCTAAAAGTTATTCTATCAAGATCAGATATGTCTGGGCCTAAACTTGCACCAACTGTGTCAGTAAATCTAACTGTGACAGCGTGTATTCTCATAATTTTTCCTTGCGCTACACCATCTGCTGCTCCAGCTTCCATTCTTAATGTCTTGATTGTTGAGTCATAATGTTGACCAACATGAACAATATTACCACTTCTTTCCAAAGTAATTTTACCATTTGTTACAGTTCTATCTGGATGTGTTGCTCCATCTACTAAAATTTGTACTATCTCTCCTTCAAGATGATGTAAATCAGATATGACAGTTTTAGCAGCACCAGAAAAGGTTTTTAAGCTTCTAAAAGTTGTGGCGCTATCTAAGAAAAAAGATTCTGCCACATCATTGCCAAAATTTATAGACCTCATAGTTACAACATGTCTTACTAATGAACCTTCAAAGTTTTTTTGAACAGCTAAATATATTTGGTCTTCTGCACCTGCAAGTCTTGGAATTGAAGCTATGCTTTCAACGATAGGAGCTTTTTCGCTTGTTGGCGATAATCTTGAAACATCAGATGTGGCAATATTTAAATAACCATAAGCACTTGGAGACACTTCTCTTACAGTTAAAACATCATTGACTACAGTAGATGTAAAATCTGCATGAGAATTTATAGCAGCTCGTATATTAGATGCAGTGGTGCTATTAGCGGTGTTAGGTTTAAAACCTAAAGCACTTGATGGACTACCTGATCCAACTGCCTCACTTGTAAAAACTACAGAAGTTCCATCTGATTTTGTAAGTGTTATTGTTGTGCCAACAGCAATATTAGCAAAATCTGACACTGTTACTGTTGCTGCTCCAGACTTTCCGCCTAAAGGATGCTTGTGCCAACCTACTGTGCCATTTGATCTGTCATAAG